TACACTGATGACGAAGTTAGAGAACTTTGCCATTCAAAAGACCATGACTGTGCAACAACAGTTAACCATCCAATATATGGTAAAGGTAAACCAGTTTACGAAAGTCATGCTATTCCAGATGACAAAGGTAATGTTGAATGGTACGATGTACAATTTAAACACGGTGTAGAAAGAAAAGTTCCAGCAGCAGATATGGAAATTGTTACACTAGAAGAACACGGTGCTGCTAAACCTAAAAAGAAAAAAGCCAAAGAAGATGCAAAAGCTAAAAAAGATTCTAAGTCCAAAGAAGTTAAAGAATCTGAAGTAGAAAAAACTGTAAACGAAGAGCTATCCGAAAAAGACAAAGATACAGAATTTGCACGTTGGTTAAAGAAAACTCACAACAAAGATGTTGAAAGTTTAAAAGGTGACGAGTACGTTAAAGTATCTAAAGAGTTCCAATCATCTAAAAAGAAAGAAGAGTCATTTAAAGCTAAGTTTGATGACATGGTTGCTGAAGCAGGTAAGCCAGACTTTTTAGACTTAGACAAAGACGGTGACAAAAAAGAGCCAATGAAGAAAGCTGCTAAAGATGCTAAAGGTGGCAAGAAATCAGGCAAAAAAGAAATGTCAGATAAGCAAAAGAAATTCTTTGGCAAAAAGAAAGAATCAGTTGAAGAAGCTGCAGAAGTAATTACAGCAGAAAAAATGCCTAAGAAGAAAGACATTTTAATGATGTGCAGTAAAGGTATGAAAGTAAATGAAATTTGCAAGAAGTATCCAAACTGTGATCAGAAGAAATTAAAAGAGATGTGCGAAGCATGTATGTCTGAAGTTAAAGCAAAGAAAAAGAACGAGTCAGTTAACGAAGCAAAAGACGGAAAGATGCCATCTAAAGCACACGTAAAGAAAATGTGCAAAGATGGAATGACAAAAGCAGAAATTTGCAAAATGCATCCAGACTGTGATCAGCCTAAACTTAAAGCAATGATTGATGACTGCAAAAAAGAAATGAAAGAATCAGTTAACGAGTCAGTTGAAGTTATTAAAGATCCTTCAAACATGTCATTTGTTGAAATGCTAAAACTTGTAAAAGAGAGCGGTGGACAACAACAAATTGATCCAGTTGACGAAACACTTTGGAATTGGGCTCAAAGAGTTGCTACTTCAAAAGTTGAAGAGTCAGAAAAAGCAGAAATTTTTGCAGGAATGATTTACGAACGTAACGGCGGACGTTTTGAAATGTACGATGTTATGGCTGAGGACGAACTTACAGAGTCAAAAAAAAAGGCCTAAGTGAAGCAAGTGATGCAACATGCGGCTGTGGTTCAGACTGCGAACACTGTGGCGGAGATCATACAGCAGCTGAAATAGGCAAAACATGTTCTTGTTGCGATAACAAGATTTATAAGCGATAAAAAGAATTAACCAAAATTAAACTAAAGCCAGTTATTAACTTGACTGGCTTTTTTTATGACTATATAATAGTACTTCAACTAGGAGATAATTTATGTCAAAAATATACGGGCCAGAAGAAAAGGCCAAGCTAGAGAGATTGATTAAAGAAGGTTCCAACGTTTTACGTGAAGTAGAAGATCTAAATGAAGGTCTTAAGGACACAGTAAAAGCAGTAGCAGAAGAACTACAAATCAAACCATCTGTTATTAACAAAGCAATTAGAATTGCACATAAAGACAACTGGGCTCAACACCAAGAAGAATGGGAAGACATCGAAGGCATTCTTGGTATCACTAACAATTTACCTTCCGGCAATACCGGGAGTGAGTAATTGGATAAAATTAAATACTTTTGGATAGACAGTTATAAGTCTGACAAAACAGCATTTGTCTTTGAGCTAGTTAGTTTTATCTTTACCGTAATCGCAAGTCTAACACTTGCTTTTAACGCAAAAGATCCAAACATGGTTATTATATATCCATTTTTCTTTGTAGGTAGTGTAACACAGTGCTACGCATCAATAAGACGTGGTGCTGCTTGGGTTATGCTACTAACAGGGTATTTTGCATGTATTAATGTTTTTGGATTTCTTATTGCAATAAATCTTATATAATACTTGACATTAACCTAAAAATATCGTATAATACATGTATGATATTAAAATCAGATATATTTTTAAAATGGACTGCCACTGTTATTCTAATATTTGGCACAGGAATCAATGCCCTAGGATATTATCCTGCAGGACCTATTGTGCTAGTACTTGGTAGTTTTGTTTGGTTAATTGTAAGTTGTATATGGAACGAACCTGCACTAATTGTAACTAACCTTACATTAGGTTTAGTTGGTGTAGCCGGTTTATTATACACACTGTAAGTAGAAAGATAAGTATTAATGAAGAAGGTTAACGCAGGCCATAAACTGCATTTTAGGTATTTGTCAGCCAAAAATGACATACAGGAGAAAACATGAGTTACGTAGACGCTTTCTATGACCGAGGGCAAGATGTTATTAACGTTGTTGAACGTGATGACAAAGGCAAACGCCATTATCGAGAATACAATCCAAGACACATTTTTTATTACGAGGACCCAAGAGGGAAATACAAATCCATCCATGACAAACCACTGTCAAGGGTAACTTGTAAAAATATCAAAGAGCTTCGTAAAGAACTTGCTATACACAGCAACAAGAAACTTTATGAGAGCGACATCAATCCAATTTATAGAATGCTTGAGGACAACTATCTCAATCAAGACGCACCTAAACTAAACGTAGCGTTTTTTGATATCGAGGTTGACTTTGATCCTGAGCGTGGTTATGCATCACCAGAAGATGCGTTTATGCCTATTACGTCTGTTGCTGTATATTTGCAATGGATGGAAACAATGGTATGTTTAGCTATTCCACCTAAAACACTTTCTATGGAAGAAGCAAAGAAAACTATTGAAGGCATTGACAATGTTATGCTGTTTGAAAAAGAAAGCGAGATGCTTGATGCATTTTTAGATCTTATACAAGATGCTGATGTGCTAAGTGGTTGGAACAGCGAAGGCTTTGATATTCCTTATACTGTTAACAGAATTACAAAAACTTTAAGCAAAGAAGATACAAAAAGATTGTGTCTTTGGAATCAGTATCCTAAAAAGCGTGAGTATGAAAAGTTTGGTAAAACTTCTATTACATATGATTTGATTGGAAGGGTGCATGTTGACTCATTAGAACTGTATAGAAAATACAACTATGAGGAGCGTCATACATATAGACTTGATGCTATTGGTGAACTAGAAGTAGGTGAAAAGAAAACAGTTTATGAAGGTTCTCTTGATGCACTATACAACAATGACTTTAGAACGTTTATTGAATATAACATTCAAGATACTGCACTGCTTGATAAACTAGATAAAAAACTTAAATTTATTGATCTTGCTAATACAGTTGCACATGAAAACACAGTTCTTATTCAGACTACAATGGGTGCTGTTGCTGTTACAGAACAAGGTATTATTAACGAAGCACACAGACGTGGCATGATTGTTCCTAACAGAGTAAGACGTGAACCAGGCAGTGAGCCTGCGGCAGGTGCTTATGTTGCATATCCTAAAAAAGGTATTCATGAATGGATTGGTAGTGTTGACTTGAATTCACTGTATCCATCTGTTATTAGAGCTTTGAATATGGGTCCTGAAACAATTGTAGGACAACTAAGACAAGACGGAACAAAAGCACGTATCGAAAGCGAAATGGCAAAAGGTAAAAGTTTTGCAAATGCTTGGGAAGGACAATTTGGATCTGTTGAGTTTGACTCTGTCATGGCACGTGAAGTAGGTAGGCAAATTACTATTGACTGGGAAGGTAATGATAAGCATGACACAATTAGTGCGGCACAGGTATATGATTTAATCTTTGAAAGCAATCAACCTTGGATGCTAAGTGCTAATGGTACAATCTTTACATATGAAAAAGAAGGTGTTATTCCAGGACTGCTAAAGCGTTGGTACAAAGAACGTAAAGAAATGCAGGCAAAGATGCGTGATGCAATCAAAGCAGGTAATGGTATTGAAGAAGAGTATTGGGCAAAAAGACAACTTGTTAAAAAGATTCTACTTAACAGTTTGTATGGTGCTATTCTAAATCCAGGTTGTAGATTCTTTGATAACCGTATTGGACAATCAACTACACTAACAGGTAGACAAATTGTTAAGCATATGAGTGCAAAAGTTAATGAGATTATTACAGGCGAATATAATCATACAGGTAAAGCAATTGTTTATGGTGACACTGATTCGTCTTACTTTAGTGCGTACAATACGTTAAAAGAAGAGATTGATAAGGGAAACATTCCTTGGGATAAAGATAGTGTTATGGCTTTGTATGATCAAATCTGCGATGAAGCAAATACTACATTTCCTAAATTTATGTCTGAAACTTTCCATTGTCCTAAAAGCAGATCAGATGTTATTGCGGCAGCAAGAGAGATTGTTGCAAGTAAAGGTTTGTTTATTACAAAGAAAAGATACGCAGTTCTATACTATGACATAGAAGGTAAGCGAGTAGATACAGAAGGAAAGCCAGGCAATATTAAAGCAATGGGCTTAGACTTAAAACGTTCAGATACTCCTGTTGTAATTCAGGATTTCTTGAGTCAAGTACTTGAAAAAGTACTA